AGTAGCAGAAGCGATTGTGCTACAAGCCCACTTCGGGGCTATTCCGCACAACCCTTGCTTCTGCTCTTTTCCTGGGGTGTTAAGCAGGTGTAGCTCAGTTGGTAGAGCACAGGTCTCCAAAACCTGGTGTCGGAAGTTCGAGTCTTTCCACCTGTGCCAAGAACAGTTCATTAAGGCTTGGGGTTAGTGAGCTGTTTAAGGAACAAAAATTAACCAAATAAGGAGAACAAAGAAAATGGAAGAAACAATCCAACAACAACCACAAGATCAACAACCAATTATCGAGTTAGGAGAATAACAGATGAATTTTGATGATATGAAACCAGTAACAGCTGGATCAAACGATCGAATCGACTTCTACTGGCCTGGACCATCAGACCAACGAAAAGAAGGCATGACTATCACTGGTGAATACCTCGAGAAATTCACTTTCAACGAAGGTAAACCAACGGAATCAACAGTGTACAAAATCCGAACAAAGGATGGACGAATTGCTGGTGTCGATGACATGGCAACCATCAAACGAGGATTTGAGAACATCGAAAAAGGAACCTATGTAGGAATTCGATTCAACGGCAAGAAACGAAACCCTAAGACAGGTCGAGAGTACAACGATGCTGAAGTCCGATTCGTACCACAAGAAATGCTAACAGAAAAAGCAAAAGAAGTCATCGGCGGAGGTGAAGAAATTGAACTCGGCCTTGACATGGAAATCTAACAAAACCAGGTAGGTGGTGCGGTTAAAACAAAGGAACCGTTAAATGCTAGCCTCAGGACTCAACCAGCCACCAAACCATAACCAAAAAAGGCCGTATGACGCCGCTGAAGGCGATTTAAGGCACTTCTAAAAGCAAAGATGAGTTGCAACCCATCTTGAAGATTAGAGGCCCTTTATACGGCACTCAGCGAGCTCTCAGGGCATATTCTGAGGGCATAAAAGGAGAAATAACATGAAAAAAGAATGGAGAAAAGAAAATGGCTTGGACTAAGCTCGCAGGAACCAGTTTTCGACAAGATGTGATTGATGCAATGGAAGGCATCGAGACACTGTATCTTGTGGCTGAACCTGAGAACGAATACGATCCAAACGCAGTTGCTGTCTATGAAGATGGCGAAGATAAACAGGTAGGATACATCAGAAAGCAAGAAGCTGAAGAGATCTCAAAGAAAATCCTCAATGGTGAAAGAGTAGAAATCATTGACTACACTATCACTGGCGGAATAGAGGATAAGAACTACGGTATCAATGTCTTCATCAAGGATTACGAGGACAACCTCAATCAAAACGAGCTCAAGAAGCTAACTCCAGATATTGGAACTGGCTACATCTACTTTGATGAAAAAGAGCATGTTTACTTTGATGAGAATATGAGACCAATGATCTCAGGCTCAAGATTTGAATCATCTCAAATTCCTGAGTTTAATCCTGAGTTTCCAGCTAAAGCCTTAGAGAAATCTACAGGTGTTGATGCTGATAAGATTCAAAGATTCTGGAAGCAAAACGGTGACTTTTCATCTCAGCTTGGAACTTTAATCCACGAAGCAAATGAATTCTGGATTAAGAATCACAAGGATTTGGAAATAATCGATACTTCTAGGGATAAAAAACATACAGCAAAGAACTGGATGCCAGAGATACTCGGTGAAATAGTAGATGAGTACTGGAGTGAGGTGGATATCAAAAACACCAAAGCGGAACTCCTAATCAGATACAAAGGCTTCTGTGGATATGTAGATCAATTACAATTCCTTGATGATAAAACCGCTATTATGCGTGATTACAAGATCATCAAAGAACACAAGCGTGTAAAGACACAAGACTACGGTACTCTTGACAAATACACACTACAACAGAATTTCTACAGAACAATCCTAGCTAAGAATGGCATAAATCTAAAGGGAATGTACCTAGATATCTACTCCAACAATCAGTGGCAACACAAGAAATTAGGAAGGGTAGAAATCAATGAAATCGAATAAGATATTTCCTGAAGAAAACCCAGATATTATCGCCCTTTATAAGGTGATAAAGAAATTCGGGCCGATCACCCAGAGAGACTATCTAACCTTTCTAAAAAGGCTAGAACTAGGAATCTGGAATATGAAAGAGCTACTATCATGGGCAGAAGTATTCTACAATGATCCCTGGAGAAGAGATCACAAAGAATACCGCTCTGTAGGCTACTTTCTACGAGATCCTGAACGATATATGGAAAAAGCACAACAGAAGGACAGAAAGGAGGAAGCATGGAAGCTGTAAAATATACAACAGCTAAACCTAAACAACAAGAAACTAAGTCTGAGTTTAAGCCTAAGTTTAATGAAGCAATGCTCCCAATCTCGAACTTCATAGAAAGAGCTGACGCGATGAAAGAATCTTGGGGCGTTACAACTCTTTACTCATCAGGAGACTTGAACCTAAACGAATACTTGGGAGGTTCAAAAGAAGGTGCTTTTGGAAGAAAGAACGGCTATGAGATGGTGTTAATCTACGGAGACACTGGAAAAGGTAAAAGTACCCTAGGTCTCAACCTTGTAGCAGATGCCATCAAAAAGGGGATTAAGGTAGGATTAATGATCCTAGAAGATGATCCAGCCGATGTCGTAAACAGGTTAAGGTTAATAGTCGGCCCAGAAATCGATAAAGCGAACAATGTCTTCTTTGTAGCAGATCAATCTGAAGGTTATACTCTAGATCAAGCTTTAAAGGCAGTAGAACTTTGGTTTGAACAATGTGACCTAATCCTATTAGACCACCTAGAGTATCTATGGAAAGGATCTGTAGGACAATCAGAAAGAGACAAATGGACTGCTCAAGAAATCTGGATGCGTAGATTGAATACTTTGATGAAGAAGAATAAGAAAACTATCATCATGATTCAACACACTAATAAAGGCGGCAAAGATACCCAGGGCATGAATAAGATTATGGGATCTTCTTCTCTACAACAAACATCAACAAAGGTTATAGAGTTTGGAAGATTAGATGATGGAGCTAGTTATCTAAGACTATGGAAGACTAGGTTTACACCATATAGAGACCATACTCTAAGGATCAACATTAACAAATTTAAGATAAGTGTGGATACAGTATGATGTCATGGATGACGAAATTTATGACAAAGCATATAAGATGGGTCTTCGACCGAGAAGAACTCCTAAAGGCTACTCTATCCTATGTCCTCTCCATGAGGATCATAACCACTCAGCAATCGTTTACTCAAATGATGGATTCGCTCAATGCTTCGCTGGATGCGGCAGGTGGAGATTCATGGATCGAGAATATGCAGACAGAACGGATAGGGGCGTCAAAGACACACAACATATTCATAGTACAATCGATGTATACGAGCAATGGTTGGACCTTGAACCACTCACTGAGGGAGTTAAGAGCTTTGAGGCGAGCTATCTCAACAAGCTTGGATGGCGTAAGCTACCAGATGGGAATATATTTCGGCTTCCAGCTGGAATCTTTATCCCTGCATTCTCTGAGGATAAGAAACATGTACCCTTCTTTCAGGTTAGACACCTTGGAGGAACTAGAAGATTTTCTTTCCCTTCTGGAGCAGAACAAATACCTTTTGGTCTTGAAACTCTTGAACAAGGATTCAAATTTGTGGTTTTCACCGAAGGGAATACTGATCGGGCTACACTTGAGTTGGCTGGCATTCATGCAGTCGCACTTCCCTCAGGATCTAGCGGAAAGCTCCTCAGACATCTCGCCGACTACGCCAGAGAAGCCGGAAAAACTCTTGTTGCTATCTCTGATAATGATGCTGTTGGCGACAAACTTCTGGATTCTCTTAATGGTTATTCGCCTTATATCGATGCTCGTGTAAAAGGCTATAAGGATATAAGCGAAGCCATGGAAGATAAAGGAATTGAGTGGGTTAAAGAACAATATAAATGGTTAAAGGAGAAATAAAAAAATGTTTATAAGGAAAAGAAAACTTGAACAAATGTTAAGAGAAGAGTCCTATAGAGGACACCGTGATGGCTATAAAGTGGCTTGTAGTGACCTAAAAGGAGTAATAGATAAGCTACGAATAAATCGGCCAGAAGACTTCAAAGAACAAATGGAACGATTTCTAGGATTAGAATACTACATCATTAAGAAAACACCAAAAGGACAAGAAGTTCAGAAGATTTATCTTAATGAATCTGTGTCATTCTCTTGGCGAGATTTGCCAGAAAGTGGTAAGCTAACCTTCAGTGTTAAATCTGATGGTGTCTGGTACCCAGAACATCTACTATTTACAACTGAAGAAGAAGCTTTAAATCACGCTATTAGCACAGGTGGGAGTGTAAAATTCAATAAGCTTCTACCAAAAGTATTAAAAGAATATAGGGCTCCCTTTTAATGCCTAAAAAGGTTACCTACAATATAAGAATGAAAGATGGGACTATGAAGCCAGTCGCTGGCATGCAATTGAGACCAGGACTTAACTATCATAAAGACCCAGAAACAGGCTTATATTTCTTGGATAGCGAGAAGACTGGTGCCTATATAGCCTCAGCTACAAAGCTAAAAGAATTAAAAGAGCTAATACAGGAACCAGAATTCTTCGAGGAGCCTTTAACAGTAAGGAACATACGAGAAGCAGTAATAAGATGGACAAAGAAGAAATTCAAACCTTGAAAAAGGCTAAAGTTCTCTTGTTCGACCTTGAGTGTTTTAAGGGAGAAACAGAGATCTTGACAGACAAAGGGTTTATCAGATTCGATAAACTAAAAGATGAGAAAGTGGCTCAATACCACGAAGACGGATCTATCGATTTCGTTATTCCAATTCAGAAAATTCAAAAACCATATAGCGGTAAATTTATCACATTCGCTAAAAAGAGAGGTGCAATTACCGTAACTGAAAATCACGAAATGGTATCAAAATCGTATAGTAGCGGAGCCTGGAAAAGGTGGAAGGCAAAAGACATTCCGAGAACAGGAGATATGCTACATTCTGGGAAATCTTCAAAGATTAAGCCATTGACAGACATGGATAGATTAGCTATCGCTCTTCAAGCAGATGGGCACTTAGTAAATATAAAAAAACGTCGCTCTGGCGAAGTACTAGGATATTGGTCAGTATCTCTCAGAAAAGAAAGAAAGATTAACAGGCTTCTGAACCTATTAGAGTCAACTGGCGTTCGATACCATAGATATCACCATACTAGAAAAAATGGCAAACAAGATACATCTTTTCATATCTACGCTCCTGCAAATATTACGAAGAAATTTTCTAGCAGATTCAATTTTTATGAATGCGGAGAAGATTTTATACAAGAACTTTCGTTATGGGATGGAAGTAGAAAAGAATATGAGAATGGGTATATTCAACTATCATACAATTCTAATGATTTTGATAATATCATATTTGCTCAAAATGTTGCTATAGTTAACAATAGAGTAGCTACATACTGTTCAAACAACGGTGGATATAAGCTGACTTTTGGTAAAGAAAAAACAATGGACTTGAGGCATTTTAAAATATCAGAGCATCAAGATAGCTGTCAAGTTTATTGTGTAGAAGTACCTACTCATATGATTATGGTAAAACAGGGTCAACAGGTTCTTGTTACAGGAAACTGCTCACCTACATTAGGCTGGTTTTATGGACAGTATGAAACTAATCCAATAAAAATAGAACAAGCGCCAATACTACTATCAGTATCATGGAAATGGTTAGGAGCTAAAGGAAGACCTAAGTGCGTAACACTAAATGACTTCCCTAAGAAAGATCCATACGATGATACAGAAATAGTTAAGTATCTATGGAAACTAATGGATAAAGCAGAAATAATCGTGGCACATAACATTGCTTTTGATGAAAAGATGGCTAATGCATTCTTTCTAAGGAAAGGATTACCAGCACCATCTTGGTATAAAAGCTTTTGTACACTAAAAACTGCTAGACGATACTTCAAACTAGATAATAATAAACTAGACTATCTCTCTAAACTACTATGTGGGGCAGAGGGAAAGACCACTATCACACACGCTGATGTATGGCACGATATACTACATGGGGATCAAAAGCATCAAGCTAAGGCATCTAAGCTAATGAAGAAATACAACATTGTTGATGTAGAACTTCTAGAAGCTATTTACCTGAAGCTATTACCTTTCGCTAATAACCATCCTAATATGGCATTAGCAGAAGGATTAGAAGATGCTTGTCCAAGATGTGGCCGACTCTCCAGCTTTAGAGTTAAGTCTTATAGAAAAACTCAAGCAGGTATCAATGCTATACAATATCAATGTACTAGTTGTCAAGCCTATGTAACTAGAAAGTTATCTAAAGAAGAACGAGAAGCTTTAAAGAAGAGTGGCAAATATACATCCACATATAGAAATACTAATTATTAATAAAGGAGAATTAATGGGAAAAGTTAAATATACAGAAAAAGAACGAAATAGTATCTTCAATGCAATCATTGAACTACAACATGCACACGAAGTAATCAATGCAATCATGGTATATCTCTTAACTGAAAATCCAGACTTGACTAAAGGATTTAAATCTAAGATTAAGAAATATACACTAGATTCAGTACTTAAGAAACGAGAAAAAACAGACGAGTTCGTTAAAGACATCTTTGAAAAACTCAAAGCATTAGGCGATGAAGCTCGAAACCGAGATGCCGATCAAACAGCTAAAGCATTAGAAGATAAGGAGGTTAAATAATGGTAGATTATAAGAAATGGTACACATCATCAAAGAAAGATTATCGAAAAGCTATTGATGAATTAGTAGAAGCTAAATTCGACAATGACGAACTTAAGCGAGTAGCATTCTGCGCTGTAGCCTCGGCTATCTTAGAGACAGAGCTACCTAAAGCATCAGAAGGTAAAAGCAAACGCATGAAAGATATGCTTAAAGGTTCTAAGAAAGATATTAAGAACTTCTACCGTCAAGTAGAATTAGTAGCTACAGGCAAAACACCAAATACTAATGAATACTCAGTTAAACTATCACACGCTGTAACTAACGCATTAGCTCAGGTGTTATACATCAAAATGGTTACTCAGAAAATGAATATTCCATTCTACAGTGCTATGTATGACTTGATGAATGTAATTGAAAACACATTTGACCTTGAAGAAATTTCTATGGAATTTCACAAACAGAGGCAAGAATGGGCACGAAAATCGGAATAGACCTGCTAAATGCCGACAGTAAAGACATATTAGCAATAAGCAAACTAATAGCACTATTCTCTGATGCTCATATCACAGCTTTCGTTCCTATCAAAGATTATACTGATGAAGGAAAGAAAGACATCATCAAAGGAGTAACAGAACCTGGGATTATCTTTAATAAGGTAGTCCCAGTATTCCTAGGAACAGACTTCAGCCAAGACCCATATGAGATGTCCTCAAAAATCGGGCAGGAAACTCTAGATATCTTAATATCTAGTAATCAAGAAGTCTTATCCACTAGTAGACAAGTAGAACTAAGGATAAGGGTATTCTAATGGCTAAGAGAGGAAGAAGTGCTAAACAGAAAGGCTCTAAGGCCGAAAGACTAGTAAGAGATCAGTTAAAACGAATCTACCCATCAGACAGAAGAACAAGGATTAACCGAGTTCCAATGTCAGGTGCAGGATGGATGAAAGGTGATGTTATCGATATGAATGACACAGATTATTCATATGAAGTAAAGAACCAAGAATCACTGTCTCTACATAAATGGTGGAATCAGGCAGTATCTCAGTGCCAACCTTATCAACAACCAGTACTAGTCTTTACCTCTAATTACAGACCTCTATACTGGGTAATAAGACTTGAAGACTTTAACTACCTAGTACAAGAGACTGGTAGAGATAAAATATACAAATTGAAAGAAATAACTATAAGAACAGTATACAATAAACTATCATCATTAGAGAAAAACGAACTGGCCAAAACCATTCTCTCTGATGAAGAAGTAGTAATACTTGGTACTGAAGATTATATTCAAATGAGAAAGGAGTTGTATGAATCAAACAAAAGGTGAGTATGACTTTCTATCTGAATCATTATCTCCTGATAACCCTCAGGAGTTAATGAAACAAATAGTAACGGCAGAAGCAATGTCCTATAAAGCTACTACTAAGATTACCTTACTTGAAGAGAAACGAGCTAAACTAGAAGCTATAAAGAGTGCAGAATGGGCAGACACCCTTTCTAAATACTCAAAGGAAAAAGTAGAGGTAATGCGAGCCAAAGCAGGTAAAGATATTAATGAAATTACCGAGAAAATGGCAGTATTAGACTCTAGGATCTTCTACTATAAAACAATAGTAAAAATAATAGACCGTAGATGCTCTATAGGACAATCAATAATAGCAAATATAACATCACAAATCAAGGCAGGAATAAACTTATGACCAGATTTCACTATTATGAAGAACTAATGTCAACAGCTTATCCTAACTCTTTTAAACAAGCTAGAAGAGGTAAAACACCTAAACATGTTATCGTAGATGATGAGAAATCATTTAAACGACTAGGTAACTACCTCCAAGAAGATCTAATCAAATCTCTAGAGCAACAAATTAGAGATAAAAAGAGATCACTGCCAGATAAAGACAATGATGATTATATTATTAAAGAAAAGAGGTAATGAAATATGGAAGATTATGCACCGTTAATTGCTACCAGAGGTTCAGTAGCATATGACTTATCAGCGACAGAAACACGAACCATCCCTACACTAGGTACTGAAGTATTCAATACTGTAGTGAAAGGACCACTATCAAAAGACCACTCAGCGTTTGGACTAGTCTGTTCTAGATCTGGACTCGCCGCTAAACACTCAGTTTATGTATTAAATGCTCCAGGAGTTATTGATGCAGATTATGAAGGAGTTATCCAAGTTATCCTTCATAACAATAATTACGAGCCATATACAGTGAATGAAGGCGACCGTATAGCCCAGTTACTAGTATTCAGGAAAGATTCACTAGTCCTACCTGAAGTGGTTGATAAAGCAGAGAGAGGAGAAGAAGGTCTTGGAAGCACAGGAAAATAATATAGATAATATATTAGCAGAGCGTGGACAAGACTACGGTGAGTTTAAAGACATCGCCAACTTCACTCTCTTAACATATGATCATCTAGTAAGTTTAGATATATGGAAGAAATCAACTCCTGCTATGAAAGAATCAGCCCATATGATTCTACAGAAGCTAGCTAGAGCATTCAATGGTAATCCTAATAAGAAAGATACTTGGGATGACATTGCTGGCTATGCAACGCTAGTATCTAAGACTCTGAAGTAATTTAGACCATAAAAAGACCCCTACCAAGCAGTAGGGGCTTTTTTATTGCCTAAACAGGTCCGTACGACGCCGCTGAATGCCGTTTTTAGGCCCTTTTTTGTTAAAGATGACTTACAACTCATCTTTGCATTTAGAGGCCCCTTATATCGCCTTCAGCGAGCTCTCAGGGCTATTTTAGAGGGTCTTTTTTGGCTAATAATCGTATATCTGACAAAACTCGTTCATCAATAGGACTAATCTTAAGATTTATGAACTGTCCACTATCACGGTCATATAGGATGGCAGTAGTCATTGTATATAAATCAGCCCTCTTTTCAAAGAGCTTATCATTCCTAAAGTCAAACCTATTAGCTTCATAATAGTCAGTATCTTTAACTAATCCAGCCATACGGAGGATACGATGCCCCTCAAGAATACAAGAGGGGCATTCTCCAACAATAAGAGCAATCATTAATTAACCACCTTTTGGGCTCGTAATCGTAGCCTATCAGTACTGTCAATGCGTTCAGCTTCTTTAGCTTTATCTTCTTCCTCCTTAGCGGCTAGAATAGGTGTAAAGCTTTTAATCACACTAGAGGCAGCAGCTAGAACCTTAGGATCGCCGGGATTCTCCAGTACTCCTTTATGAGCAGATTCTAGTGTAGCCATCAAAGTATCAAAGACCTTATTTTTAATAGTCATAGAACGCATAACCATATCTTTTTCAGACTCTTCTAGGATAAATGTTTTAAGAGGCTCATAATCCTCTCGGCTCTCTAACCTATTGATGTAACTATATCGGCTAGCAGTACTAACCTCACGAATATTTGGGTCAATAGTTTCTTCATAAGCTAGTAACCGTGCTACACCATCAATATGAACTCTACGAATATAGTTAGTTAGTTTTGATGGATGTACCTTTCTAGGGTCGGCAAACTTACCACTATTGAATGCTCCTCTATTACCTTTAGATTGCATTCGGCGCGAATCAACCCAGTTACCACTCTTAGCTAATACATAAGTAATACCAACTGGTGTTAAAACTGTTGGTCTACCCATATTATCAACACCATTGATACCTAGAGGTTTCTTTTCATAACTCCTAGGAGCTTCATCTATAGTTAATCTTTCTTTAGCTACTTTAGGCATTTACTCTACCACCTTCCACACTATTTTTACCTACCAAAGGATCATTGGCTGCAATACCACCCTGTGCAGTAGATTGACTAATATCAAATTTACCAGCAGTACCACCGGCTAACATACCACTAAGCATCTCAGCAACATCAGAGTTAGGAATCTCTCCCTCTTCAACTGCTGGCATATTTACACTAGGGAACTGTTTAGCAAAAGGAACAGTCTCAGCTTCAGGTTGTGGGGTTAATCCATACTGAAGTTTCCTAGAAGTAGGTTGTGGTCGTCTAACACCTGGCTCTTCCATACTCATATCATATGAATCGGGCGATAACGCTCGGCTTATATCTACTTGTCCTAACTCACCTCCAGAAGAAGGATCTACATAAGACAAGTCTATTTCATTATTATCTAATTGTCTCTTCTGGAAATCTAATTGAAGTTCTGCTTGCTCCATCTGCATCTCTTTCATTCGTTGTGCTTCAGGAGATTCTTCAAACCAAGATGCAATCTGTCTTCGGCTGAATCCCTCGGCTAATGTAGGAACAATGTCTCTAAACATTTGTTCTTTATTCTTAATAACATCACTCTGAGCCATAGGAACAAACCACTGCATAGTCATATTAGCTTGTTGTCTTTGTTCTACTTTAATTCTATTCTTTAGTATAGCTCTAAAGTGAATCTCTCCAAGAATATCTTGTTTAGATAATGTAACTGTACGGTAATCTTTAGGGAACTCATATTCCCAATCATCACCATTATAGATAGCAAGGAATTTAAACATCTTGCTTGCTAGCTCACCAGCCCATTGCTCAATATTAGCCATAAACGGCGCTAATCCTTGGGTCACACTACTTGATGCTAGAGAAGCCTCAGTACCAGAAGCACGATCTCCCATCATCTCAGCTTGTTCCTTAGCATCAGGACCATTCAATACCCATTTAATAGTAGACTCTAATCGTTGAATCTCACTAAGAGCTGGAGTAAGATCTACTGCCTTATTAACAACAGAAACACTGTTACCGATAAAGCCTTTAATTATTTCACCAGAAACGCCGGCAATCCCAGCTAATTTCTCTACATCTGTAGGGTTACCTGTAAAGGTAATAGGTGTCATAATACTAATAGTATGATAAATAAGACTCTCTAAGGCACAGATATCATCAAAGCTATCTAACAAGGATACTATATTACTATAACCATAGTTGGCCCATAAGCTTCTCTTATTAGTTAAAGCTACATATGGGTGGTCTACTTTGATGTCTACTTTATTATCTTTATCAAACACCTCACCTGTATAACTATCTACTTGAGGAAGAGTATAATGTATTCCTCCCTTCAAATAATCAGTCTCAACACGAACAATAAACTCTCGGTTAATAACTGTATATTTCTTACGGTTAATTAAGTCATATAGGTAAGATACTTCAACCTCATCAGCAATATATTCTGTATCTTCACTATCATAAAACGCGCGAATACTCTTGCTGTAATATACATCTAATCCACTATTTAAATATTCAGGAGATTTAGATAATGACATATAATCAGCATACTTATTAACTAAGTTCCTTACTTCAATAAGTTGACTATCTACAGCATTAATAGCTTCAAGAGTCCAAGTACCATTCTTACCTTTCTTAATAAACTCTTTAAGTTCTCTCCAAGACATAAATGTCTGATGACCTATATATCTCTGATTGTTTCTCTTCATCCGTACTGGGTCTAATAACATCTCAGTAGATGGAATCCAAGTAAGGTCTAATTCTTTATCAGAACCTTTCTTCTTCTCAATAAGAGTATATACCTCACCAGAAAGAGCAGCAAACTCAATTCCTTGTGGCAACATAGAGTCTACATGATTATCAATATAGATATATTTAGCTGCTTCATTAATCTTATCTACTATCTCTTGGTCTTTCTTGAAGTAAGGATCGAATACTACAGCTTCATATTGAGATACTCCACCAGAAGCTTGAGCAACCAATGTATTAACAGCCCTCATAATAGTAAAGTTCTGCCTTGGTCGTACATTCTTACATGCATCTTCAATAGCTTTAGCACGATCACTATCTTCTTCCATGAACTGACCAATTAAGCTTTTAATCCGTCCAAGGTATCTATCTTCAGAAGGCATGCCATAATAAGCCTGTATAGCCCTCTCAGTATGCTTTACAATAGGCTTTCGTGCCTCTACTGCCTCTTCAATATACTGAAGAATAAAATCATATTCAGGGTTAAGGGAACCGCCAAAGCGGCTCCCCCCTGAGGTTACATTATTAGCCATATATAGCTACCTCCTATTAATATTATTATAGATTTTCATTAACTGTTCATATTGTTTAGTTGATGGCTGGAATTTACCACTACCTACCCCATCAATAATCTTATTGATACGGTCTCCAGCAGATGAGCTCTTACCGCTAACAAGGTCTTTAAGTACCTTATTGTAGGCTGATACATATTTATCATCAGCAATCAAGTGAGAACCATCTCTATAGCCAATACCATACCTATCTAATAACCAGTTACGAGCACGGTTATCACTTAGATACTTCTTACTATCACTTTGTGGAATCATCACCAAAGGTTTAACAATGTCCATAAAGTCTGGGTTTTGAATAAGCATATACTTACCATACTTCTCAATATAAGGAGCTAGAACACCATCTAGCTTATTGATGTATTCTTTCTCTAGCTGAGCAGCACCATTGAAGTCTTTAGCATTCCTTCGAGCAGCAATCTCATCCTGATACTGGGCTTTAACTGCTTTAAGGTCTTCACCACCACCAGTCTTACCTTCAGTATAAGCTTTGAATTGAGATAATAGGTTCCTCTTAGTTTCCTTACGATTAGCCTCCATATCTTTATACTCAAAGCCAATAGGATCAAAGCCAAGCTCTCGTAGAGTCTTTCTAGCTTTAGATTCTTTAGCCATTTGAAGATCCCAGGCTTGTCCTGTAATCTTCTTACGCTCTTTATACTGATCATCAGTCTCATCAGCTCGTTTATCAAATCCTCCAAGCTTATCAATACCTGAAGCCCAATAAGCATTCATAATCTTCTTATCATGTTCAGATACTTCATCACTTAGGTAAGCCATCAACATACGCTGAGCAGCTAATAGCTCTTGAGGATTATCTTTCAGTATCTTATGTCTACTATTCCATAAAGCAATACGCTCTACAGCTTTCTTAGCAAACTCTTGGTGTAACTCATTCTTGCGAGCGTTAGATGCTCCTTCTGAGGCATTCTTATACTCTTTGTAGAAAGATCTAATACTATCATGAACATTACCATTAAACTCAGCTTTAGCATAACCTAGATTATTAACTCGTTTAATAGGTACTTCTAACCCCATTAGAATACTTGTTAGAGGGTCATGATACTTATTAAGGTCATTTATAGCATCAATATATGGGTGTTTAAGGATACCACCACCAGAGATATTCTCTCCTCGGCCATTTCTATCAGAAATACCAAGGGCATAACTCATGATGGCAATCCAGTCTTTACCTGGGTCATAGTCTACTGGCTCTCCTGTATCAGGGTCTATAGCAGCAGCATTCTTACCCCAAACACTATATCCATACTTATTACCCATAGCAATATCCATTGCAGTTGAGTAAGGAGATAACAAGAATGAACCAGCTTCATGGGCGATATCATTAACTCTAGGATCTCTATCTTCTATCTTCTTAAATTGGTTGGCAATAGCAATACCAGTCCTCATAAGCCTATTAGGCATTGTAAAGGTCGAGAACATAGAATCTAGTTTAGCTGATTTACCAGGAATGTTAAACGCAGCAACAGAACCTAAGTTAGTTAATGTACCAACAATGTCATTAGGGTCAAATCCAGAAGCAGAGCTATTATCTTGTTTATGAGGGTCAGTAATATGGTTCCAAGCTTGAGCTAGTACTACTAAACCAAGGAAACTGGCGGCATATCCTCGTGCTGAATTATATCTATTATCACCCCATCTCTTAGGATTAACCATAGAGAAGATACCATTCAATACTCGTCCTACCATTGTTTGTTGGTGTAACCTAGCAAATACAAATGTATCTACTACATCCATAATACTATCTTTCTTAGTTCTATTCTCACCATAGACCATTTCATTCTTCTTGATGTCTAAGTGAGTATTACCTTTCTTGCCAATACCTACATGTGGGTTCCAGAAAGCTTCAACACTATCACCAGCTCGTTTAATTAACTCATTGCGTATATCTTCAGTAAGATCTACGCCAGGGTTCTTCCTCAACCAACTCTTAGTCTGGGCATTAACCTCAAACTCTAAGTGTTTAACTTGAAGAATAGGAATTAAACGCATAAATGTAGCATCTTCAGTTAAGGTATTCAACAGTTTACCTGTAGCTTTACCATAACCTTTCTGCCCATTAGCTTTAGACTGTGAAATAGTATCTTTCCATCCACTAATCAACCTATTGATAGCATTTGTCTCACCAGGACCATAACTATTTATCTCAGACATAGCGTCAATAAACTTAGTATCACCAGTAAGAGCAGTATACTTAAGTAGCATAGCTGAACGGTTGGGATCAGCAAAGAACTTCTGAGCAGAGTCTAAATTACGAGCATCAAGGTAAGTACCAAGAATCTTAACTGCCTGAATAGGGTTTCTAGTTACAGTACTCATGAATACGTCACGAATCTGTAATCCAGAGTAGGCATTAAATACTCCATAACCTGCAGCTAACTGCATCTGCTGAATATTCTTAGAAATATCAACAAACTTATCAAATGCTTTACTAAACTTAGCTTGTTCTGAACCAGGTTTAGCTTCTAATGAAGCTTTGATAATATCTGCCAACTCATTATCTACATAGAGATCATGTGGCTTAATGCCGGGATGGGCAGACATAAACTGGCTTCTATAAGCTTCCATAATGCTCTTTCTATCCTTAGAAGCATCCATATCGGCGCTATAGATTAAATCACTTAATGATGTAAACTTAGATTTAAAATCATCATCAGCATATTTAAGGTTAACAGTTGTCCTGTTGTTAGCAACATGAACTGTATCTTCACTAAATGCATCAGAAATAGTCTTTAAATCATGTATACGGTCATCTATAGGCTTGCCAGCAGACACTGAAGAATCTAATAGGTCAAGTAGTTTAAGGTCTAGATCATCATTAGGGTTATAATCTAAAGCTTTACTTGTAGTATAGTCACCAAAGATATTCTGGGCGATACGCTCGGTATTATGTCCTAGATAGAACATGCCAGGGTTCTTAATACTATCATTATATAGTCCTTTAAACGCCTTAGCATCAATAACATGAGATAATTCATGTCTAAGAGCATTTACAGCGGTCTCCTGGTCTATACCTTTTCTGATGTAAATAGTATCTCTATTCTTATAGTATCTAGCTGTAGCATTACTATCTTTAAATACTTTATCACTACTATCTTTGACGTAGACCTTAGTATTTAGAATATTATCTACTACACCTTCATTACCTACAATCTTAACTAAACTATCTTTATCTAAGAACTTACTTACTTTATTACCACCCCATGACTCATAAGGAGTCTTAATATCTTTCATAGAGCTTAATGTATTCTTACGGTTCTTAATACTCATTAGGTTATTAACGCCATAGGTTAAACCATCTAATGAATGAAGACCATTAACATTAACTCCACCAGTGATATTATTATGTCCAACTACCTTGTCCTTATGTTTCAATACATTAGGTTCAGTTAATACTTGGATCATATCCTTATATTTACCATCCTTAGCAAGAGAGTTTTTGCCAAAGATAGAAGCAAATTCATAAGGAGTGAGGCCAGGTAATTCACCTGATTCAATTTTCTTAGCAATATTGTCCCAAGAGAATTTAACATCAGTAACAGTAGTATAAGGCTTACCATTAACTGTATGATCATTAATAGTGGTATAGTCATCAGCATATTTTAATAGGTGGGCTAGAGGGTTATCACCAGTTTTCCTTGTTTCCTTCAAGAAAGAACCTGGGGCATATCCTAGTTTCCTATTAAGTCTACTTTCTAAAGCATTAACATCATACTTAGTAATCCTATCGCCACGAAGCTTACTTGATGGCTTAGCTAATTCTTCTGGAGAAAGAATATTAAATCCATCAGTATGGCGAATAGCAGTAGTAAGATTATCTAAGTTATAATTACCTTTAGATGTATATTTATCCATCAAAGCAGTAGCTATAGTATTAACTGCAGAGCCATCATCATATTTAAATCGGTCTTGAGTCTTAAGGTTTTCTATAAGCTCTTTCTTAAGGTTTTCTATACCACCTTTACGTTTAGAAAGGTCATCTATAGCCTTAATAATCCAGTTATCACGCTGAGACTCATAAGCCTTAATCTGTGTAAGATTATTGTCTTTAATAACAATATCTTTAAACACTGGAGATTCACCGACCTTAGCACTATCATAACCAATATCTTTAAGAGTGTTCTCGAGAATCTTCTCAGCACGGGCAGGATACTTGGTCATATGAGTAACTCTATCTCGTATATTCTGAGGCTTCATCTTGACTACAGTTCTCTTCTTTGAGTTACCTTCTAAGTAAGATTCAACAATATCTTCTGAATAGTTAGTTACACCATTCTTTTTAACCTTTTCTACTACATCTTTCATCTTTGTAGGTACATAGTTAGTATCATAATACCAAGAAGCAACAGAAAGCTCATCCATATACCTATTAAACTCAGGGTTATTAGCCTGTTTAATCCAAGGGTTATCCTTAAGAACAGCTTCCTTTAAGTTCCTACGATAGAACATAAAGGCATCATCAAGGTCATGTAGCTTAGATGAATACTTACTTAGTATCTCATTAGCTCTTTCTACGCTACCAGCGGCAGATAGAAGTGTCTTATAGACAATAGGCGAGCCATTACCACTAACTAGGTCAGAAAAGAATCGTTCTTTAAACCGTAGTTCAGTATTAGCATCGAAGCCTTTAAACTTCACATAGTCATCAATCTTACTCCTAAGGTCTTTAACTAGGTCTATATCAGCCTGATCAAAGCCTAACGGGCGTAGATCAGAGGCTAATTCAGCATCAGTCTTCTTAGCATTACTAAATGCATTCTTAAACAATTCTGCTTTTGATGGATCTTTCTTATTAACTGGGAATGGTGATTTAAAGTCTGGGTCAATAACACCAATAATATCACCACGGCTGAACTGTGCTTCACGAGCTTGCTGCATCATCTCTCTTGAACGCCATTGGTTATTAATATACATCAAATCAGCAATAGGGTTAAGAGCTCGTTCATCAAACCCATCCCATACTTCTTTACCGGCAACAATACCGTCACCAATCTTCTTACCATTATTATAGTATTTCTGAAGGCTTTCAAACAATGTTACCTGGTCTACATTAGCACGATGTTTAGTAAAGAAAGGAACACCAGCAGAACCAGCCAATGAGTTACCTTTATATTCCAAAGGAACATCAAGGTCTGTATTCTTAATTGAAGCTACAGAGTAGTAGCTTCGTCGCATTTGATCCTTAAGAACAGTAGATGCCCTCATATCCATACCATTACGGTAATTGATATAGGTTTCAATCTCTGCTTTAGGATATCCTTTTTCACGAAGAATATCACCAAGAATCTCATTATTCTGCTTCCAAGATGATTTAATATTACCTTCAGAATAGAATTTAGCCATACGGTTATTATGTTCTACAACTATATCTACCCATTCCTTACCATTCAACATAGAGTTAAGAGTAGGCATTTCTGAAGTAAACTTACGATGTTGGAACATAGAAGCCATCTTAGCTGCTACACGGAAGTCATATGAAGTCTCTTTAGCACCAGCCTTATTCTTGAGTATTTCCATCATATCATCTATAGAAGGAGTTTTTTCTCCATTCTTAGAGTTCCATTCTTCATACCAAGGCTTAGATACTGTCTTAATTAACTCATCACTATTCTTCTGAGCTGTTTGAACTAGTTCTTGATACTTAACACTATTACCGTGCATCTGGTATTCAAGACCAAGCTCTAACTCAGTATTAGTTAGTTTAGTATTAAGATTATAGATCTTCTCCATTTGCTTAGTATAGTCTTCAGAACGAGGTGCTAAGTACTCTAGAGCTTTATTAGCTTTATCTAACCTACCTTCATAGTATCCACGCTGAGCTTTAAGCCTTTGCATTCGGAATGCATCACCAACATAACTCATTCCCATACCCATACCTAGGTCAAGGATACCTTCATTAATAAGGAAGTTAATTGGTTTCTCTAGGTTTAAGTTACCTTTATCATCAACAGGACTAATTTGTTGTAATCCTTGGTCATTAGATCGAATAGAGTGAGCCATACCAGCTAGGGTTTGCCTCATCTCATCCTTTACTCGCATAGAGAGCTGTACAGCTTTAGCACCTTGTCCTTCTAACCCACCAACCATTCGTAAGGCATCTCGTACTGTTAAGTCTTTACCAGTCTTAGCAGTAAAAGCGGCGGCTTTCTCGGCAAAGTCTTTAGCTACATCATCTCCCATATGTTTAGCTACAGATTTAAATGTAGACATACCTACCTTATTAATATTCTTAACAATATCATCAGATAAGCCTAAAGCATACATTTTAGCTTTAATAGCAGTCTCTTTAAGGAAAGGTTCTACTAATGATTTAACTTCATCTTTAAACTTAGATAAGCCTTTAGATAGAGCAGATTCAATATCATTAATACCAGACTTAGCATTAAGGTTACCAATAGCTTCTTTACGAGCAACATGAAGAGCATCATCTAATACATTCTTAGCTTCTACACCTTTCTCTACTGAACTCTTAGCTATATCATCACCAACAGATCGGGCGACATCATCGGCTCCTTTAGCTGCTTTATTAAACACCTTAGTTGATGCATCTGCTGCTTCATCTCCTAGACTTACTCCTTTAGCTGCTCCTTTAGAGATAGCATCATCAAGAGAGTTTCTAATAACATCATCTGAAGTAGACTCTATTACTTCTTTAATACCTTTAGCTAGGATATCATCAGTACTGTTCTTAGCCATAAGTGAACCAAGAGTTTTAGCACCAAGAGTAGTTACTCCCTTAGCGCCAGTAGTTAATAGTTTGCCTATACCAGCAGTTACTACTGTTTCAGCAATAAACTCAGCAATACCACCAGCAATATGGCCACCTCCTCGGAATCCATCTTTAACAGTATGTTCAATACCAGCTTGAACTAAACGAGGATTATTAACTAGGTCAGCACGATCTTCCTCTCTATCACGGATACCTTGAGCAAAGTCGACTATCTTATGACCAGATTTACCACCATTTACTATATAGTCAAGACCTTCAGTAAACATATTATTAGTACCATTCAATAATGATGCTGGGTTCATCATACTCATAGAAATCTTAGCTAATGAACCTAGGAAGTTAATACTTCCTTCTAGTGAAGTAGTAAAGCTTTCACCAGCTCCTTGTGCGATATTTAGAACACTATCATGGAATCCTTCCATAGAACCTTCACCAGCGATGCTCTTATTACTCTTAGAGTTAAGATTGATCAACAAAGAAAGAGCTTCAGCATCCTCTTTAGTTAATTCCCCATCAAGAACACCATGAAGACTATACTTATTAGTACCACCTTTGGCTAATTCATTAATAGCAAGGGCGACATCCTCTCGTTGTGAGTCTAACAACTTATTAAAGTCAGAGATAACATCCTTAATCTTTTTACCTTTGATGGTTAACTCTTTAGCAGCACTACGCTCTTCAGGGTTCTCATAAGGATTATAATCACCAATAGCAAAACCATTACGGTTAGCAATAGAATATTGAATAATATTAGCTACATCAGTACTATCAGTGTACTTACCATCATTCAAGTAAGAATCAACAATAGCAGCTGATTGAATATAGTTATTATAAGCTTTGTCAATAGCTTCTTTATTGGTGTAATGAGGATTACCATTCTCATCAATAGAGATATTATTAGCCAATTCAGTCTTAAGGTCTTTAGTTACGGCTAAGTTCTCTGTACCAGGTACTGTATAGAACAATACTTCACCCTTAGGAATAACCTTACCATTAGCATCTTTAAGTGAACCATCAGATACCTGAATAGGGTTATACATAGCCATAGAGATATGGTTCATAATATTGTCTAATTCTTTAGGATTCTTAGTCTTCCAATCATAGAGAGTTAGCATCTCATCAGCATCAAAAGCAAGGAAATCCTTAGAAAGAGTTAGACCGCTAACCTTCTTCTCTTCATACTTAGGATCAGTAGCTTTAGAAAAGCCTTCAATAATAGAACTAAGATCAGTATTATAAGCACCTTTATAGAAGTCTTTAAAGCTTTTAACTTGTCCAGAAGTTCCTTGTACAGCCATAGTATTACTTAAACCATTAAACAAAGAAGAAACCTTCTCCATAGCATTCTTAGCATCAACGCCAGAGATACCTTTCTTTTGAAGCTCTTCAGCAAAGCCTTTCTCACCAGTTTTATCTTTTTCTGATGCAACTGCTGCTTCACGAATAGCTCTAATCTGGTTTAGATATGCTGGATCTTTAACTGCAACACCACCATCTAAGGCGTGAGTAAGCCTATCCATATTACCAACAATGTTCTTGAAGTTGTCAGAAGCCATATAGGAGACAAAGTTCTTAGGGCTTACATTAGTATTAAATTTAAACTCAACACTATTTAAAGCATTAATAACTTCATCTAGCTTACCACCATGGTCTAATACATTCTGAATCTTATTATTAACTTGTCCAACATATTCAGCACGGCGTTGGTAGTAATCAGTACCTTGACCAGCTAAAGCAGCATAAGTTTCACCAAAGGCTTTAGACACATCAGCTCTCTTCCAGAAAGCTTTGTTCTCATCAGACTGTCCAGCAGGACCACTAAACTCATCATCTGTAGTAGCACCACTAGCACCAAAACGGCGGTACATCTCTTGTACTGTCTTATTCCATAAACTATTAGGATCAGATTTATTCTCCCATCCCTTATTATAAGCATCAGTCATACCACTAGCTTGGTCAGTAGCTCTACCTAAAGCCTCAGCTCGTTTAGCAGGATCCATGCGCATGAAGTCTTGTACTTCAATACCTTTTTCCTTCAACTTATTAAGGTCTAGTGTAGATAGGTTAACATTCTTAACACTACTTAGCTGTTGCTTACGAATAGCTTCTTGTTGTGCTGCTGCTCTAGCTGCTGCTGCAGCTTGTGCTTGCTGATACCTACGAGCTCTATCTTGTGCTGCTTTAAGTCGTTTCTCAGCAGCTTCTTGAGCTCTCTTCATACCAGTATTAAGAGCTTTATTAGTACCAATAATACTAATAGCATCAGCACCAGAAGCTAATGGTTGTGGGTAATACCTTTGGTAGTTGTAAGCACCAATAGCAGAACCATCGTTATTAGTATAATCATTGCCAATAAGAAGATTCTGCCGTGCATCAACATCCTTAGCTAGATTCTCACCAATAGCATTAAAGTTAGAGGCAATATTATCATAATGTTTAGTAATATCCTCTAAAGGAGTGTTTTCCTTAACCTCCATAGGCTGTAGGACATTAGCCATATTAGCTGTAGGAGAAGTCTGAGTAACTTTCTCTAACTCAGCTTTTGGAACACTTGTTTCATTCATTAATTAACCTCCATATTATTTAAAAGAACTAGGAACTGCAGATTCAATCTTAGCCGCCTGTTCATTAATCTCTTTAATGCCTTTAGAGAATTTATCCCACATCTCTTGGTTCTTCTCTTGCTGTTGAAGACTCTTAGTCACAGCAGAAGCCATACCTGGAATAAATGTACCAGCATCATATTGCATCTGCTTAGCCTTAGGCATACCAGAGAATAGCATATGACTTTGGTTAGCTGCATTATTAATCTTAGCAAATGCATTTTGTCGAGCTTGAGCTCCATTATACAAAGTCTGGAGGGCATCATTCTTTAACGCAGTTTGTGCTGAATTAAAGATAGCCTGTAAAGCACCATCCATTATTTAACCTCCTTTATGCTTCTATTATTATTTATGAAGCTATTATAACATATTTTTATCAATTTGTCAAGTACCCACCCATAAATAGCCCGTATGAGCTCGCTGAAGGCGATATATGAGGCTTAAAAACCAAAGATGACTTAGAACCCATCTTTGACTTTAGAGGCCCCTTAAACGGCCTTCAGCGGCGTCTCAGGGGCATTTTAGAGGGGGTATTTTATAGGTCTGGGCCTTCTCCGTATTGGAACCCACATTTAAGGATACTTGCTTGAGAATTATAACAGTATTGTTTCAACCGTATCTGAGCCATATCAGCATCAGCAGTAAGGATTCTAGCCTTAACTGTTGTACTACCTTTAGAACCAGTGTCCCTAAAGATATAGTTAGCATCATCACTATCATTATTATTAGCAGTGATAAATCGGCGCCATACTATCGGATTATTCTTATGATCAACATCTAATCCTAAGAACAAACTAGCATTAAAGTCTTGCATTGATGTAGCGTAGGTCCTTCTAACAATAATGTTATTATATCCAGCAGGGGTAGGAATATAGTTAGTGTGGTATTCATATTCAATAGCACAATCAAAGTCACCAGTATTACCTACTTCAGCTTCAATAACACAAGGGTATTCACTACCAACACCAATCTCAACATCATATCCAGTATCACTATTCATATATGCAATAGGGGTATTATTATCCCTAAACCAATATGATTTATGAGTAGCATATGCATAGTAATCATATAGACACATATCATTAGTATCACCTTCAGTATGGTAGTACAACCTTAATCCTTTCTTGTGGATCTGCATACTTACCTTCTCTGGTGTTTTAATACTCTTCAAAAGGGAATCAATAGGGTTAGATACTACAGAAGAAACCTGACCACCTAACCTCATAACTCCTTCTGATGGATTATAGAAGTAGATATTGTTTCTACCCTGTACTACATGTTCTTGTTTAAGAATACCAAAGCCAGAACCTACTGGAGTACTTTGTCTCATATTACCATGCTCTACACCAGCAGGAACACTAATAAAGCCAAGAGTATCCGCCAAGAATACTACAAGGTTATCATTAAGATCTGCAAAGCCAGTAATAGGACTAGAGATTGTACTTGTAGGTGCTCGGTCAGGCACATGGAAAAACTCTACACTTCTGTTGAAGAAATCATACTTAGGAGCTATAGAGTCAATAGAACTCATAATCACTAAGTTAGGTTCACTCTTAGGCTGTACTCCAACAGTATCTCTATAGAAACCAGAAAGGAATAACCTGTTGTTTAAGAAGTAGATTAGAGAAGCACCAGCCCAAGCAGTATATTCACTTAGGTCATGTTTATCCCAGTCCTTCTCTTCAAAGTTGTCTCCAGCATTAAAATCAGCCTTAGCAGTATAGATGAATCCATTCCTAAAGATGCTATTAGATTTATAGTAGTGTTGTTTAGGTATGAAATCAAACAGGTCAGTAGAAGTAGGAACTGCATCCCTAACACTCCAGTTAGTAAGGTCTACCTTCTGTAGTTTAGAATAACCATCAACAAAGAATAATTCATGCCCAGCCTGAGTCATACGAATAGTCTCGGCTGATTGATTAATCTTATCTTCAGGGATTAATACTCTTAAATCTTCATTGATGCGTTTGTGGCTACTCATACCACTATCCATCTTTAAATAAGGGTAAGCATAGACTACTTTCTTATTCTCATTGTTGATAACACCAACAGCAATCCACCTTTTACCTTCAGCAACAAAGTGTCCACCTTGTAACCATACAGGAAAGGTTTTCCAAGTAGTAGTCTTAGTACAGGTTAGAGGACTACCTACTCCACGATGAAATACCAGAGGAGTTTCCCTTAACGCTTTATTAACATTAGGAATCTTATGCTCTGATACTTGATGTCCATTCTCACCAGAAAAGGCAATCTTAACCTCAGAAGCTAATGGTTTACCAGTCTTATTCATATCATCAATAAGAGTAATATCAATATTAACTTCTTTATTAACACTCTTAATTAACCTAAACCAGTGTAACTGCCCATCCTTAATATCATTAACAGGAATAAAGGCACGACATAACTCTTCATCACTATCCTTATCTCTAATTATAGCTATGAAGTAAGCATTACTTTTGATGTCACCTTTCTTCAAATAGTAACCAATAGAAGTTACTCTATCAGTAACATATAGCTTATACCGAATAGTCTGAAACTCTTTAACTGATACCCAGTAATAATCACCAGTAAGAGCAATAACATTCTCATGCTCCATACCTTTTGGTGCATTAAGGAACTTCTGACCAGGACGGCTCATAGACTGGGCACGAATCTTGGTTTCTTTAGCTCCTTGTAATCGAGCATTAAGAAGATATGGTGATTCACCTTTCTTCATCTCTAAACTACTATTAGTAACATTTAAACCAGACATAGTAGAAATAGTAGAGTTACCAGTCTTCCTATGGTAGTATCTAGTAGTCCAGCTAGAGGAGCGTGAATACGCCCCTTCAGGTCGCTGGAACCATTTCTTATTAGGATATGATGTTCTTCGCATATTAGTCTAATGCTCCATTTACAATTAAGACTTCATCATTCATTTCCCTCAAAGCAATAAGCTGAGCTAAATCAGTAATAACCTTATCATAATCCTCATAACGCATACGAGCTTGATCGAATGAGGTTTGTTCCTTATTGATGATTATCTTTACTAACTCTTTCAATGGTTCTGTAAACTCTTCACCAAGAGGAATAGTTTCATCCTCAAGAGTAATTCTTTGTGGGATTAGATAAACAGATGCATTGACCGCATAAATTCCACTAGGAGGACGATCAAATGTAAGAGTAGTAATAGAGCCAAAGTGCTCAAGGGTATAAGAACAAGGATCGCCAGGGCATGCATTTTCAGGGAAAGTGCAGCACCTGAAGAAATCTTTTGGACTTTTATAACACGGTTTGGTACATTCATAGCACTCATCCTCTCTGATTATATTGAAATAATCCTTACCTGTATAAGCACCAGGGAGTTTAAGGTCCCATCGGGCAGCAGGAGTACCATCCTTATTCACTGAAGCTAACTCTGTTTGTAGTTTAAAGCGGAACAGACGTCTTAAATCTTCCTCTTTAGCCATTAATTTCAGAGCAGAGTTGATGGCAGAAACAATAAACTCATCAGTATAAAGTTCTGCATCATCAGAGATTTGTTCTCGGATATCTTCAATAAGGTATTCTAAATTAGCTCCACCTTTCCATATATTTCGCATTAAATCTCTCCATTATCTATAATGTAACAATCACTACTCTCAGTTTCCCATTTATCCTTACATTTCTCGTCAGGGAATGGGCAGGTGTCATGAGCTATTTGAGTAGCACTGAATAGATCTTCTTGTCCACTATCATTCTGAGTGACATTATCTGGTCTCCAAAAGAACCTATCTATTCTGCTAATCTCTACTGTATGCCCATCAGCACCACATAAAGCAGTATCTGTTTCACTATTTAATTGATACCTATAGTTTTCTAATAATTCACCGCTTGGGGCGTTAGAGTATCCTGTAATAACCTTTTCCATATCATTCCAATCATAAAGGATTCTAGTATCATATTCTTTAACTACAACACCACCATCTTTACGCATCAGTTTATTATGGAATAAGTCTCCTGAGGTTAGTATAGATGTTTCATCACAGCCATAGATATCTTCCCAAGTAAAACTCAAAGGGATATAATCACAACCATCAAAAACACCTATAACATAACCATCATCAAATTCAGAATGAACTCTCTTAATCTCGCCACCAGCATTGCCAGCAGGAGTAATCATATATTAAACTCCAATATTGATATTAATTGTAAGTTCATCTACAACAGTAAACAAAGGTTGAACAATACCACTTGTTGGTTTAACAGAAGTTAATCCACCTTTTTCTGTTTGATGTAGATAATATGTTTTACCTACTTGATATGTATGAGTTCGTGGAAATACTAGGAATCCAGAACTCTGAATAATCACATTATTCTTAGTATTAGCATCATTTCCTACAACAAGGAACTGTGCTTTATTAGCTTCAGTATCAGCAACTGCTTCTTCGACAGAACTATTAGGTCCAGGAATAAACGCAGGGGTAACCTGGTCTGGATTAAGCTCTATCTTTGATGCTTTCTTATCAATACTATACTGTAGCTTATTAAACTCTCCACCAGCTAAGAGACGAGTAACAGGTAAGCGCCAAGCTTTACCTTCTTCATTACTACCAGCGATAACATCTAAATCACCAGGTAGTTCAATCTTACTATATAGAGGAAGAGCAGTCCATTTACTTACTCGTGTAGTAGATTCACAATTACATCCACTTTCACTCTTCAAAGTAGAATGATACCCAGCTGTAGAGTTATAACTACGAGTATCCATAGCTCGAGTATTCATTCCTTTAGAACATTTAGAACAAGACATCTACTTATTTCCTTTCCTTTAACGCCTTAACCTCATTCTCTAACTCATCTACTCTACGAAAGAGATCATTAAGTATTGATGAGAATTGGTCAGGATATTTAATTAAATCTTTAGTAATAATCATAAAACCTCCAATATTACACTATTTAAAGCCCGTACGACCGCGCTGAATGCCGTTTTTTGGCCCTTTTTTAGCCAAGATGGGTTAGAAGCCATCTTTGACTTTAGAGGCCCTTTAAACGGCCTTCAGCGGCCTTCTAGGGCTATTTTAGAGGGGCTCTAACGCCCATTACCTACCTTATCTTGGTTTAACCATTGATAATTACGGTAGAACAGGGATTGAGCACCAGAACTAGCATATGGTCTAATAGACCTAACTTCAGACCATCTACCATCTCTAAACTCTAAGTTCATACCCTCAGGGTTTCTATTATCAGACTCCCAAGATGGGCGATCTAGGGTCATACCTGGGCGGAATGAAGGGTCATTAGTATTAACAATAGTAATACCACCATAACCTTCATCATCCCAAGGAGTACCAATAGCATCATTATAAAGGTGGAATAATTCAATAGATATAGATGCATTTCTAGCCTCATTAGGCTGAATCACACCAGAGCGAATAATATCAGATCCACTGTTAATATGTATATCAGTAGTACCAGTCTTCGCCGCATATGTTCTATCAAGAATAGATCTCTTAGAGCCATCTTGGTTTATATTTGAAATGATAATATGGAATCTAAAGTCATATGTATTATCACTTCTATATCTATAGTAGTTCCAGTGAACTCCTCTTAACTCATAATAGACACTATTATCAGGGTTTAACCTAGTAGTTAATACAATATCAGCATCAATATCATTCTGTCCAATACGAACATGTTGACCACGAATAATCTGCCAGTCATTGATATGGATATTAATCTTATCGCTTGATGTATGTACTTCAAAACCAAGAGTACCCTTAACCACCTTAGAGTGTCCTATAACCTTTACACCAGGAGCCATGATTAAGCTCCTGGAGTTCTTGAGGTAAAGGCTATATCACCATTATAGTCAGTATCTATTGGATGAGTAGCAATAAAGGTAGATTTGTCAGGAGATCTCATATCTCCATTCACACCATAAACATTCTTATTACCAAAGGCAGGGAAAATAGTATTAGGGTCAACACCTTCAGGTAAAGTCATATTACTAATATTCCATTTACCATTTCTGCCAACAATAGTACTAATACCAGTTGCAGGTGCAGGAATAGCAACAAGACATCCATCTTCAGTAAAGGCAGCTAAGTATTTAACTCCATTAGTAGTCTCATGCTCTTGTGCTCTCCACATGTTCCAGCTATGTTCACAGTTCTTATTCTCAGGGCAATCCTTACATTCACCACAATCTTTGCATTGACTGTTATGAGTAAGAATACCACAACCTTTAACTACTTTATCATCAACATTGGCAAGATCTTCAAGATTAATGTTATTAGCAATAGACTTGGCACTAATCCTTTTCTCACCATCTCCTTGAAGATAAAAGGCTTCATTACGATAGACTAAATCACCAGTAACACTATCATAACGAAGGTCAGTAATAGTTTCATTAACATTTACATTACAACATTTATCTTCCATCACTTCTTACCTCGTTTAGGTTTGCGAGCTCTATTCTTAGAACTACTAATAATCCTTGTATTAGATTTAGTATTAGATCCACCATTAATTAGAGGTCTAATATGATCAACATCTTTACCTTTTAAAGCAGCCTTTCCATGAGTCTTTATAGCTTCTCTACGAGCTTTATTACGAGCAACACGATTCTTTACTTGTTGCTTTGAAGCTTGATACTTCTTATCATAGGTATAATCACGCCCAGTAGCTTTATTGCTACCAGGTCGTTTATTCTTCCCTACTATTTTGTTTCGAGCCATGTTTTATCCTCCTCATAACTTTATCTCTTTCTGAGTTACCAATTAAACCTTGTCGTTCTTTAAGGCACATAACCTTATCTAGAGTAGTCTCAGCTACTTCAAGAGTAGTAGCCTCTCTAGCAGATAGGTCTATAAGCATAGATTTAATTATGCCTAATGATGCACTTGTATTCTCTTGACTCTTAGCTAATGATTCTAGTAGTCTGCCATTATTCTCTAACAGCTGAGTAACTTTAACTAGGTTGCTAGCATTAGCTTTCACTATCGTGACATAGTTATAAATAGTAACACCAGCTAATACTAGGCTAACACCATACTCTCCTAATGCTTTTAATATTGCAGTATCCATACTATATAGTCTCCAATATTACACTACCATTGCCTAACTGCATAGGAGAAATGTTATCTCGGTCCTTCAACCAAATAGCAATATCTCCGTCATCAAATTCATCGAATAATTCTGTGACCTCCATATAGTTATGGTAGCCAATAGCAGAAGTATTAAACAATTTAGTGGATTCCATTTCCGTATTAGGGTTAGTAAGACTATAAGTCTTCCTATATACCTCAATAGTAGCTCCAATAGTAGCATTAATATTTTGGTAGTCGAAGGAAAGTTTAAATGTAGCTTTAAAGGCTCTTCCTTTAAACTCCTTAGGAATCTCAACCCTATATTTAAGAGTCTTGTGAGTTGCTCCATCAAGAGCAGGCACTATAAGAATTCTCTTAGTTAGTTTATTGAAGGCTACTGGAGAAATATAGGTTCTCTCATTAATAGTTCCAACTCTAACAACAGTGAAGGAAGCTTGATCAGCTCCGGTACCAAGATGCTCACCAATACGAGTATTATTACCACCAAAGTTAACTATACGAACATTGACTAGATCGCCTTTCTTTAGAGCTACAGTAGCAGTAGCAGTAAGACCACGGCCTACTTCAGGGTAAGAAACACTTACAGTAGGGCTAATAGCAAGCCAGTTACCTGTACTAATATCCTTCTTCTGGAGGAACATACCGAATGGCATATTCACATCAATAGTCTCAGTAGAAGCAGTAATGATATAGATACCTTCTTCTAGGATTTCCCAAGCATTACTCTTTCTAGATCCATGGAATATGATGCCTTTGCTTACTACATTGTTCTCATTCCATTTTATGTCGTCAGTAACACCAGGGGCGATAACATTAGAGCTACTATCACCAATACCACCTACACGGCCAAATATGGTTGGATCAGCTGTTCTCTCCATCATATATGAATAAGCTTCTTCAGGAGCTATAAATGGAGGGTTTCTAAATTTACGGTCATATATAGCAATATTTTTAATAGAACCAGATTTATTACCTTTATTAGTGATAACAAATCTCATATTAGCTCTATTAAATCGTGTATCGGCGAATATATTCTTGTCGATATATGCTGAAACAGAATTATCATAACTCTTAGTGGTTATATTTGGCACTACTCCACCGACACTAGGTCTTGAAACATCATTTATAAGGAATCTAATCTCATAGTCAGAAGAGTTAAAGTCTGACGTAGTAAATCGAAGTGTTAAACCAGTACCAGCAAACTGTCTAAGTTCACCAGTATATTTTATCTCTGCAATAGTTCCACTATTTATAGTAGAATATATATTGCTTCCTCTATGAGAAGTTTTATTACCAGGGACGATAACAAACACACGAGAGTCGTCAAAAGCAGCAGATGATATGTCGAGAGAGTTAGCTACAAGGTTACGAGTAACATTACCAACATAAACATCTTCTAGAATATCCTGGGCGACGCCTTCAGTGATGTTAGACTGTCCATTATCACTTACATCAATAGTAAATTCTTCATTACTATTAGAATCAGTAATCTCTAATTTATTTGGTTTTATATTAGTACTTGATACTGTAGAACTGTAATCATAAGTGCCAACCGTTAATGTAGGAATATTTAGAGCAGAATCTGTTTTCTTAGCTAATAGAGATAGGCTTCCAGAATTATAAGTAAGATTATTAGTATTATCTTTTTTGCCAAGCTTCATAGAAGTACTATCAGTGGCTTCTTGAACAGTTTCACGATACTTAGAAACATCAAGCTTGCTACTCATATTATAGTTAGCTAAACGAGTTCCAATAGTATCATCTACATATTTCTTTGTAGCGGCGTCCTGTGGTTGAGTAGGTTGAGCTAAGTTAAATAGACGACTATTATTAGCATTTAGAGGTTTGTAAATAGTTGTATTATTACCATCAATACGGAGCACATTACTATTATCAGTCTTGTTCCAAACACCAAACGCTCCATTACCATCAGAGAAGAATTCATACTTCTTACCACCAGGATAATCTAGAAATAAGCTAGCTGAACCTGCGCCATTTCCTGGAGTAATTGTTAGACCAGATAATGTACGAGCTTCTGAGTTAAGGTTTTCTTTAGTTAAAATATTAGTTGGAACAGAAGACCTATCTGCCTTACCATTCTCTAGGCTAGTAATCCTATTTCTTAACTCTGAGTCATTATATGATGGGGCAGTACCACTTTCTCCTCGTTCACCTTTCTCACCTCTTTGTCCTTTGAGGCTCTCTAACCATTCTGCTTGTGAACCAGTAAATCCAGCATCAAGAGCAAGCTGATACGCAGATTTACCATTAATACCATCTCTACCAGAAGTACCATTAGTACCAGGGTTACCTTGTTCTCCTTTATCTATTAAACCGAGAGAACGAAGTTTAAGGTTATTGCCAGTAATCTCTAGAACAGTAGCTACAAATAAAGCATCACCATTCTTTGTAGTATTTCTTACTTTCAAGAATATAGTATCATCAACAGTAACACCTTCAATAGAATCAGTAACAGTATAGACACCAGTATACCCAGTAGCAGAGTTTCTATTAAGGGTAGCCTGGTCATAGTTATAGTTAGTACTTAATACTTTAATAGTCTTACATTGACCAGTATCACCTTTCTGTCCTTTGAGGCTTTGTAGCCATTCTGCTTGACTACCAGTATAACCATTAGCTTTAGCTATCTCATAAGCAGAAGCACCAGGTAAACCATTTACTCCAGGGATACCTCGAGGACCTTCTACTCCTCTAGCTCCAGGGTTACCTTGGTCACCTTTTTGTCCTTTAAGGCTGGCTAACCATTCCTCTTTAGTACCTGTATAACCACCTTGTTGAGCTATTTCATAAGCAGAGTATCCTCGTTCACCTTTCTCTCCATGGTTACCATCAAGACCTTGTTTAAGACCTTCTAGCTTAGTTTTAAGCTCGTTAGTGAAGTCATTAGTAGATAGAACTTTATTTCCATCCTTAACTACCATATCTCTTTTGATGTTAGCTATATCAGTAGTATGAGTATTTAATACTGAGTTAATAGTTTTATTCTCAGTAGACTTAATATCATCACCAGTAAGAGTAACAGTGCCTACTTTACCATTAACTGAGAATATAGTATTAGCTTGAGCATTAGCTTGAATATTAGCTAACTTACGTTTCTCATCATTAGTAAATTCAGCTTCAGTAAGACCTTTACCAGCCACCTTATCTACTTTAGTGTTTAAACTAGCATTAACTTCATCCTTAATAGCATATTTACTTAAGTCAGCACCAGTATTACCAATATTCTGTAATGTAGTACCAACTAAGGCATAAATAGCATATGGGGCAGTAGAACCAACAAGATAAAGGTTATTACTATCATAAGGTCCTTTGATTTCTTCAACACTACCAAATGGACCTTCAAACTTAGCAGTATTGATATTAGCTACGATGTTGTTAATCTCTTCTTTAGTATATCTATCACTTAAAGAAACAGCAACTTCATCAAATTTAATCTTAACATCAGAAGCTTTAGCTATATCTGCCTCTGACTTTGTAGACCATTTTACACCAGTAGAAGTGGTGGAGAGAACATCTCCATCCACTCCAGGGCGTAACTGGCTAACTTCATTAAGCTTAGTAATTCTTTTAGCCATAAAACTCCTTATGTTTAACTATTGTTTACTTTCTTCTTATCCATCAAATCAAAGAATGAGTAGATATCCAGTGAGTTAGGGTTAGGTTTAGTCATCCAGTCTGGAGCACTAGCTAACTTACCACCAGTAAGTTTCCATCCTTCTTTCTCTTTGAGGTTGGCTAGATCAGCAGGTAGGAGGCTTGCAATACCATCAACTTTATCATACAATGAAGTGATATCTCCACCAACGAATTTCCATGTTGATGGTGCTTGATCTGGGTTAGTAAAAGGTAGCCGGCCATATAGCCATTCAACCTTTTTCTTAACATCAGAGAAGCCACCTTTAGTACCTTTAACAATCTCATCAATGACTTCAGGAGAACCACCAGCAAATCTCCAATCAGCAGGAAGGTCTGCTATAGCACCAGGTAGACGATTAATAATATCATCTACTTTAGCTTCTACAACAGACATCATTCCACTAGAACCATTTAATTGTCGTTCTAGGAACTGAATACGAGATTCATACTGGGCAATGCCCTTACCTTCACCACGAACTTCTTTCTTAAGCGCTTCAAGATCAACTGCCATACAGTCTAATCGTCTACGAGTCTCTAAGTTCTCATTATGAAGTCCTACAAGGATCTCATGAACATAGTTAAATGTTTCAACAAGATCATTAAGCCACATAGCAAACATCTGTGGATTGCATTCAATAGTATTTGAATCAATACCACTAAGTGGAGTAAAGCTAATAGGTTTAGTATTTTTACTTGTCATTCAATACTCCTATCTTAAGTTAATAATATGAGTTCGGGCTGGTTTAACTGTAACCTTTAGAGCGTGAAGACGACTAAAGTTATTAACAGCACCACCACCACCATTATATTCCTGTCCATCAGAAGAATGGTAATAGAATCCTGCCTTAGATGAAAGGGAACGGTTACGAACTTCATGTTTAAGTGTGACATTCTTTCCGCGAGGAACTAGAATAGTACGACTAGCTTGTCCTTCCCAGGAACCCCAAGGGTATGTAGCAGTAGCTTGGATAACGATAGCATCATTGAATGCATCAGCAATACCACCATCAAACTGAGGAACTACAACAGAACGAGTATTGACTAATGGACTGTTGTCTGGGTGACCAGTACCGAATCCATATTCAATACGAACCTCAAGGTCAGTCTTACCGAAGATCTGTGGTACAGCTTCAGATAACCTTAGAGGAATATCTTCATTGTAGTTACCATATTTAAATGGCCAGTCTGGGTCATTGGGAATACTATCTCGTAGTACATATTGGTATGTGTCGCTAGTATTCTTAATGCGACATTCACGAATACATCCACATTTCTTATCCTTAACTAATACATGGTAATAACCTTCTGCATCAGCTTCTAGTTCACAATCTCCTGCTTCAGGAATAGTATAAGGAGTCCATTTATTAATATTATCACTACCTTCACAAGCTTCACAGCCTTTATCTCCACAGCAGGGGTTATAGACTAATAGGTCACAGTTCTTTGGTGTTTTATGAGCTACATCACCTAAACAAGTAAGTTTACCTAAACTCAATAGGTCACATACATAGATACGTTCTGGGTTAGTTTTAACACCACCACAGCCATTAATATCTAGCTCAGACTTATATTCAATATAACTATCATCACCACTAGGCACTAATCGCATAGAAGTATCTGTTTGATGACAATACAGCCATTCACATAGGTTTAATGGTTTAACTGATACTCCATTAATCTTAGCATGGAGCATACAGCCATCAAAGCCCCATTTAAAAGGAGCTCTATTGCACCCTGTATCAGAACCAGAACAGGGATTAGTTCCACAAGCTCTACATACACCAGACATAATTAAGCCTCCTTATTGAAATATCGGTAATAGACTTCAACTACATCAGTAGGTTGTAGTTCATGGAACTTAAATGAGATTTCTTTACCAGCAAGGGTATAATCTCGTTCATCTCCTTCAATCTGTTTAAGACCATTCTTAAAGACCATTACTGGCCAGCTAAGATCAGGAGCATTCCTCAAGGTAATAGAGTTATTAGATGCAACACCATCAAATACTTCATGTCCTTGAGGGTAGTTATTACCAGTATAGGTAACCATATTTGTAGGAACAGCTACAAATGGGCTACATACATTCTCTGGTTGGTGGTAGTTCTCGTGAACCACATTGCCATAGAAGAATGATACTTCATTAGCATCATCAATAACAATGGTATTACCAGGGAAACTAGTAGTAACTCGTTTACAGCCACAGTTAGAGCCACCATTGCAGCTATCACTATGGGCTGGTTTATGATTATGGTAGTTTTCATAGTAGTGTTTCTCACTACATCGGCAATTCGCCTCACCACAATTACAATCATAGCAAGGGAATCGTAGTGAACTCATATGAATCTTATTATCATTGTGTTCACATGTTATTTTGTGGTAATTATCGTGTAAATCAGACATACTAGGCTACTCCTAATGTAATTACTCGTTTATCACCATTGTGGTCATAAACATATAGTTTATTATTCAAGAAATCATATATCATCGCTTCACGATATTTCACTCCACGAGTATGGTCAAAATTATCCTTGTAGAGAATACCTTCTTTAACCTTTGTAGCATTAGGTAGGCAGTTAGGGCCTGGTTTGCTTACATGGTACACTGCACTAGCCTCATCACGAACAGTAACATAATGACCAGGATACTTACGTAATAGGTCTTTACCATTCTGGTAACGAGTATCAATAACAGTATGAGGAATATCCAATACTTGGCTTAAATCAAATTCACATTGTGCTCTCATATCTTATCCTCCTAAGCTGGACGCCGAGTATTAGTATTAATACTATCTACGGCAGTCTTAATATCTCTAGTATCAGTTTTAATATCGGTCAAACGATCATTTGTTGTAGCTGTATTCACTTTTGTGGCAGATACCTCTGCTTTAATACCAGCTAGGTTATCAGTGTCAAGATCGACATTACTCATAGTACGGTTAAGCTGTTTTAACTCAGCTGTAATAGCACCAAGAGCAGAAAGAATAGCAGCATCATCAATAGCAACTCGGTAGTCACCTGCTCCTTTCCTTCTCATTATCGCCGTTAACGCAATGTTAGGACGAATGAAAGAAGTACCGACGAGACGGTTAAGTTCTAGTCGAATCTTCTTAAGTGTTTCTTCTTTTTGCATTTATATTATCCTTTCTAGATAAAATAAAAGCCCCTAGATGGTACTAAGGGCTTTAATTAATTTATTACTAACGGTTAAATTCGATAAGGAATGTTTCTTCTGGGAACAACAATTTATCACCACCAATCCAGATTTCAGCAATCGTTTCGATTGGGTGTTCAACAGTTGCAGGGAAGATTGTTTTATCCATGAATGGAACTGTTTTAGTAAAGAAGCTTCGTCGTGAAGCAATAATAGCACGCACCTTAGTACCATCTGCATTCTCCCATGGGCTGAAGTTAGCGTTTTCAGGAGTTCCAGTATGGAAAGCGATGTCATCAGGAGCAACAAGAACTTGTCGTCCGTACCATCGTGGAAGAGTTCCTAATTCACCAAATCCACCAAGTGATGCTTGGTCAATCTTCAACCAGTCTTGTCGAATACCAGTTTTATCATAGCTCAACAAGTCTGAGTGGTTAACCATAATATCAAGAGCGATATCTGGGTGAATAGTTACAACGAACTCTTTGTTAAATCGGCTACCAAATGCTCGTCCCATGTAGTTGAATACTTTCGAAAGAGTTTCATATGGGTCAGCTGTACCAGCTTGCAAGTAGTTAGTAGCACCAAGTGAAGTTTTGAACGTAGGGATCAAGATTGGAGTATCGCTAGCAATGATTTGTTCTGCAAGGGCATTCCAAGCATCAATAGCACGGCGGTATGACAATGCTTCAAGGTTCTCTTTCCATTGTTCATTAGTTTCGTTAAGAGTCAATCGACGAGTTTTAACACAAGTATCAACACGAATTGAATATTCGAATTTGAAGTCAATATCTACTTGTTCATAGTCATCGATTGGTCCTGCTGGTGGAATTACACAGTCAACTTTAAGTTGTTTTGGACATGTAACGCCTTCTTTGTATTCCAATTCGTTAACACGAACTCGTTGCAATGGGTTCATCCATTTCTTAAATGTAACACGAGCACTGTGTGATACAGATAGGTTGTTCATCCAACCATCTTCTACTGGTGCATCAAAGAACCAGAGCAATAGGTTAGAAGCGAATTTGTGTTCAAGAATTTGTGGTGTCCAGATTTGTCGCATGAATTCACGGATTTGGTCTGGGCCAATAGTTGCAGGTGCGTTTGATCGTGATTTAAAGCCTAGATCAAGAGCGGCTGTTTCATAACCCAACTTACCAACATTAAGGTTTGTTGGAGCACCAGTTGGGGTAAAAGCTTTGTGGGCTTGTAGACTCATAGAGTTTGTATCTCCTTTACTTAAAGTTTATTATTAGTAAAATGCACTTCACCAATAATTAGTCATAAATAGGGATTACAACAAAGAAGATTGAATCATAATTGTAGCTTCATTTAAGTCATTGAAGTCTACTGATCCTGGGTTAGTAAGGTTCTGTTGTAGAACAGCATTAGCCCAGTTAAGGTCTCGCACTCCATTATTAATTGTTGCTTGAGGATTATATTGAGGTTCACTTTGGTTAGCTTTCTCATACTCAGCAACTTTCTCTTTAAGCTCTCTAAACTCTTTGGCTGTAGCATTCTCTCGGCTCAAGTATTCATAAACTGCTTTCTTATCAATACCATCAGCACCGAAATATCCACGCATAGTAAGTTCATTAAAGATCTCACCATTTGTAGCACGGTCAATTAGTTCAGGGAACTCTCGATTAATCATGAGAGATAGATCCCAGATATCATTCTTTGTTACTCCTGTAGTTCGCTGAGGCTCTTGTTTAAGTTCTTCACTAGCTTCTCCAGCAGGAGTCTCTAGTACCATAGCTTCAGGTTGTACAGAATTACTCTGTGATTGGTTGGATAGACCATTCACTGTAGATTCACCACGAGAGGCAAGCATAGCTTCATATTCAGCTTTCTCACGGCTGAGTTTACTTACTGAGTCTTTCTGTGCTAGTCCTGAATGAACTAGTTTCTGAAGAGTCTCAGCGTTAATCTCATTAATGCCTAAACCTTTCATATATGATTTTTCTTTATCACTAAGTCCAGACATCAAGTCAACACTTGGTGTTTCTACATTCGAAGTAGCATTCCCTTCCACAGACTCAGGTGCTGGATTAGCTCCCACCAATTCAGGTTGCTTGAGTGTGTTTGAGTTTGGTTGTTCGTTCATAAGAGTTACGTCTCCTTTATTCCAAATAAAGAATATAGGTTTCCATATTTAGGATATTATTGATTATTATTTCTTTGTAGCAACTAAAGACTATGCCCCAGTTACTGTTGTGTATTATACCACATTTTAATCGATTTGTCAAGAGATATTATATTAATTATATCATCTAGCCTATATAACCCCCTGAAAAATGCGTTCTAAGGCCATTTCCTGGCCCTCTGAGCGACTTTAGGAGCAAAGATGAGTTGTAAGTCATCTTGACATTTAGAGGCCCTTTAAACCGCCTTCAGCGGCCTTGTAGGGCTATTTATTTAATGATTTATGAGCTGCTTTAAGCAGAGAGACTAAATCAGAGATCTTCTGAGCCTCTCTACCAGCCACAGCAAAGTTATTATTCTCAATAGCAGTATTCATCAAAGTAGAAGCTTGAGATATCTTCACTAAAGCATCATTAATAACATCTGCCTGAGATAACATCTTAGGAGTAGTTAAATACTCTAATAGTTTACCGTCCATATTTCCTACCTTCTTTCTGTATAGTCTTAGTATAGCCTTTATACCTATCCATATTAATAGCCATAGTACATAACATACGAGCAAGGACTGCATCATCATGGTGACCAGAGTCTCCTGCCGCTCTTAGCTGTCCACTAGCTGTCTTCTGGAAAGTAAAGTATAATCCCTGTTCACAGAACACTGGATCAAAGTCTTCATAGTAGCCATTATTCATCAAGAACTTAAGCCGAGCAATCATCTCATTCTTACTACTTACTGTTGTCCTAACACCAAGGTTATTATAACCAGTAACCTTATTAGCATCAGTCCAAATATTGAGATAACCCTTAACCTCAGTTAACCATTTAATCATAAGACTACCCATATTCCTTTCAGGAACCAACAAAGCCATATTATACCTCATAGCCATATCATAAGCTAACTCAGCAAAGTCATTCTGAGAGATAATACCATTATAAGCTGCTACAGCCTTAATCTTAGGTTTAGTTATATCCCAAACAACTAAGGCACTATCATCTCCCTTAACCTCACCTTCAGCAGGGTCTAGTCCAATAATATACTGATGGTTCTTAATTGGTGCTTCATATTCCTTAATAGCACCACCATCAACATAATCAAACCTAGTTTCACCATCAGCATAGAAAGCATCAATAGTTTTAAACTCTCTCTCCATCCAATCATACAGTAACCTACTGTCAAAGATAGGAGCACCAGAAGCTTGAAAACTCTCAGCAGCAACTGTAGGGTAGTTCTCAAACATATATAACTGATCTTTCTTAGCCTCATTGATAAAGGTGTAGTTATACCATTGTAGCTTTCTAGCCCATCTACTAGGAGAAATACCAGCTCGCTTAAACTCACTACAAAGGAATAGGTCATACTCAGTTAAACTATTAAGACTCTTATACCTACCTTCTGGCTCCATTTCATACTCAGATAAGATATACCAAGGTAAGAAGATATATACCCAGTCAGATTCAGGGTCTTGTGCCACTTTACTTAAATCGAATGAGTGGTTCATACCCTTAGCTGTAAACAATACAATCCTAACAGTATTACCTGACATAGCAGGGAGGATACCAGCTTCAAGGTTAAATGGATCAGAATACTTACTATTACCCGTAACATACAAGCCAGTACCTAGCTTAACAACTATATTACCAGAAGGCACAGTTACACAATATACAGGCTTATTGTAGTTAATCCTCTCTCTCTTGAAGCATCCAATACTCCTAGCTTCTCCAGGTTTAAGCCTACATCTCCATACAGGGTCTTGATACCCAATCCAGCTAGTATACCCAGACTGGAATCCCATATAAGCAAAGAACTCTACATTAGTCTTATTCTTTGAGCTATAGTATAGACGATCATTCTTTTCTTTATGTCCATCCCAGAACACCATCTCATTAAGAATAGACTTAGCAGTTTCAGGGTTAGCATCAAAAGAAAAATATGAAGATAGGTCCTTAACATCTATATGCTCAGGGAAGTCTATATCAATGTAAGTAAACCCTCTAGACTCACACTCCTTATAGCTAAGACCAGCAGACTCAGCAAGAAACTTTAATCGAGCTATCTTTCGTTCTAGCTTCAAACAGAAACGAACGTGCATATTACTTTTACGATCATTATTGACCCTAGATACATGACCATCAGCCTGAGCAGCAATAACTAACTTATCTAGATGACTAAGCTTACGCTGAGTAGATCCTTCTCCACTCATTGGTATATGCCATAGATTATTAAAGTTAATATCAGTTAACTTCTTCTTAACATAGTTCCCAGTAGTACGACTCTTTAATACAAACTCGTGCTTGCCAGTAACTATATTCTTCTGCCCATTATGAGTAGTGAGCTCATACACATCACTAGGATTATCATACCGATGTAGATAGGTAGGTTTAACAAATGATACCTTGCCATTATTCCATTGAGCTACTAATGTATCTTCAGTAACATCAGCAATACTAATAAGACCTTTATCAGTCATAATTTCTACATCATCACCGAAACAGTGCTCATCCTCTACTAACATATGGATAGTCCTACCATGACCAGCACCTTTCACCCCTGCTGACATGAAGGTAATACGGTTATCTAACTCTATACCACTGAAGCTCTTAAAGTCAGCATAGTTAGCAACAGGAACAATATCAGCCAATAGCTCAGGGTGAGTTCCTCTTAGTAAAGGTAAGAACTTCCTATCAATCATCTCATTAGCCTCAGAGTCAGTAGGCATCACATGTAGAATATTAAAGTTAGTACTCTTACTAGCAACAAACTGTTCTAGCTTCAAAGTAACAGTAGTGATACCCATCTGACGACTCTTATGGCATAACACATTAACACTCTTAGTAGGTATCTTTTTCATAATAGGTTCCATAGCCTTTAATACTTCAGAAGAAAACAATACCTGAGCTTCATTAAGGTGCATAGGCACTGGTCTACCATTCTTATCAAGGATAATACTCTCCTTACAGAACTGTACAAAGTCACCCATAGCACCATAGAACTGACTATCAGTTAATGGTTTCCAATGCTCATACGGGCTGGTAACCATATTCTTAAGGCTTTTTCTACCAGCAACCTGAGCCATAACTAATCCTTATTGCCCCTTACAAATACTCCCTCTAGATACTCATCAGACATATGTTTCTTAAGTTTCTCAATAGTAAATGACTTAGGTAGTCCATAAGTAGTAAAGGTCAATTCAATAAGTAACACTATAAAGTCTTCACCCAACTTCTTCAAGTTCTCAGGTACATCAACATTCTTATATCGTTTCTTATCAGGAGCTTGGAACGACAAAGAGTTAGATGTAGATGAATAATATACTCGACCAGACTCATTACCAAGGGCAAACCATTTACCATCAGCATTATTAACCTGTTCAGGTAACACTTTATACCCCTTCTCCTTAGCAATAGATTCCATCAAAGAATAAAGCTCATCCTTAGTTAACTCCGGCCATTTAAACTCTACTGACTTAACCTTAGGCTCGGCACTAACATCTTCTTCTTTCTCTTCTACTGATGCTTCTTCCTTTACTTCTTTAGGGTTAGATACTTCATCTTTAGTATCTTCTTCTTTGGTGTTCTCTTTCTCACCCTCGCTTCCTTTCATCATAGCTACTGCTTCATCATAGCTCATACCTACTGGAGTATTACTTTCTTTATCTGCTACACTCTCAATCCTACCACTAGATCCTTTATCTACACTACCAGGTTCATCTGTAATCCCCATCTCTAATCTAGCTACCTTAGCTTCTAACTGTTTATTTTCCTTCAAGAGAGATTTATTAACACTCTTTAATGCTACATTGTTCTGTTCAGTATTCTTCAACACTAGTAGACTCTTCTCAAGCCCATACTCCATCATATCGAAGAACTTACCAACATCCCTCATATCCTTAATAGAAAGACTCTTCAAATTAAAATCCTTCATACTATTTTCTCTTCCGAGCATATCTCTATCCTCTAAATTCTTTCTCGGCCGAGCACTCTTACTATAAAGCACTATCACCTTTAGTACTAGTGGTTTAGCCGTTAATCATTATTACCTGATGTATTATACCACACTTTTACCTTTTTGTCAACCCCCATATATAAACACCTATATAAGATTCTCCTAAGCCTATCCTAAATTACCCTAAGCCCTTCCTAAATCTTATCAGTATAGCTGTTGACAGCGTGGACACATGTTGAAATCTGTAGGCTAGAAAAATTCATAAGGAGTAATTTTACGAGAGGTACCTATTTTGTCTATTAGAAAAATTCACACGAGGTACTACCCCACCAAAGGCACATAAACTTACACTCGTTATCACTCGTTAGTAGGTGCTCAATCTAACGCATCGGGGGGCTCTACCCTCCTATGTAACTGTAGTGGCTTATAATGACTTCCTGTGGCTTCCTATCCTGCCTGTGGCTTCCTGTTGGTTGCCTGTATATATATAAGGGCTTGTTATTAGTGATGTTACACCAAAGATAAATAGTAATAAAGAATACAGAGAGAGCCGGCCGATTTTGTTTTTCATAAGGTTTGGGTGCTTATATATAGTATAAAGCTGGCCGAGGCCCTTGGCTGTAGTATAATAGGCTTATTGTCTATATATAGTATAACATTAAAAGAATAAAGATAAAGAGTGCCAGGGTTATGCGCCGGTTTTATTACTTAGTTGTAGTACAGGATCTAGGTGCCTGGAATCTAAAGTCGGCCGATACTCCCTGTATATAGGCTTGTCTTTTGATGTGTTATAGCATAGAGTAATATATATATATATAGTAAGCATCAAAGAATAAGAAACAGAGAGGTGCGCCGTTTTTCTGTATATAGTATAATACCGGCCGTTTTATTTCACATGAAGTCTGGGTGCTTATATATAGTATAAAGGCTGTACAATTATATATATAGTATAAAGGCGTATATATAGTATAATAGTATTAATCTTTCCTTAGAAAGGACAGCAACGAGGACATATATAGTATAACAGGGGATTACGGCCTGGTTTTAAGGTATTTTATAAGTATTACTTTACATTTTGAAATAACTAGATTAAAAGAAACTTTTTGAGACTCTAGAACGCTCTCTGGCGCGGTTTTTATACCACTTCACTATCACGCTTACCCTACGGGGACTTGATCGGATACTAGTATACCACACGACGCCCTTAGGGGCGCCAACTGCATCAA